CACGGATGGCTGGTGACTGGGTTCCAATTCGCTGCACACTGCCGACTACGCGCGAAGTGCTTCTGCTGGCCAAGCAATGCGGATGCGAGTGCGATTTGATCCTGGGCCGGCTGGTGCGCTTCTGGATATGGGCAGACGCGGAAACCACCGACGGGCGATTGCCGGGCGTAACTGTGGACATGCTCGTGAGAGTCCTCCGCATCCCGGCGTCGTTTTTCTCGGCGATGGCTTCAGTGGGCTGGCTCACGATTCACGAAGGGGACCAGGGTCTGGAAATTCCGGGCTGGGACAAGTGGTTCTCGCGATCGGCAAAAGCCAGGTTGGGAGAAGCGATTCGCAAGCGGTTGGCGCGTGAGCGCGAACGCGGGCCGCCAAAAATGTCCGGACAGGTGTCCGGACAGGTGTCCGGACAAACGTCCGGACTACAGGACCGGATAGGACCGGACAGGAACGGATCGGACAGTACCGGAACTTTAACCGGCGCCGCCGGCGCCGCCGGCGCCGATAGCGCATGCGCGTGTGCGCGTGTGCGCGAGGCGTGGCCGAAATTGGCGGCCCTGTGGCCCGGTGCCCGGCCGCCGCCACGCGACGCGAAGCTCGCTTTGCGGTTGCTGGTTGCTGCCTACGCCTATGAGCAGCAATGGGCACGCACTGTGCTCAATGAAACGGCTGAGGCGAAACCAGCTAAGCCAGGTGCGTACCTGCAAGCGCTGGTCAAGAAGTTCGCTCAGCCACACGAGTATGTCTGGCTGCGGAGTGTGGAACTGCCGCCAGAAATTTCAGAACTGTCCAAACCTCCGCCGAAGCCGGTTGAACCGACAGTGCCAGCGACTGGGCCGCCGGAAGACCCGCCGCCCGAAAAGCGGCTGGACAGTGCCGCCATGCAAGAGCTGATCCGAGGACTGAAAGGTGTCCAGCGGTAATCCCCGCTAAGACAAACCCGAGCAAAGAGGGACTCGCTAGTGACGATGCATCGTTTTTCCACAGGTGCAGTCCGCAGCACAGACGCCGACGGCGAGCGGTGGGACTTGATTACGCCCATCGGCTTGCGGCGGCTGGCCCAAACCTGTGCCGAAGGTGCCCGCAAGTACGGCGAACGGAACTGGGAAAAAGGCATTCCGGCCAGCGTCATGCTCAACCATGCTATCAGGCACATCTACCTGTACCTGGCTGGCGATGCGAGCGAAGACCACCTGGCCCATGCCTGCTGGAATATCCTGGGCGTCTGCCACTTCGAGGAAACGATGCCGCAAATGGTCGATATTCCCACACGGAGGCCACATGAACGACTACCGCAAGGACGATGTGCAGATGCGGAAGACTGATGAATCGAAGGCATCCGACGATTTCAGCGTCACCTTTCGCGTTCCTGGCCTGCCGACAGCCAAAGGCAATCTTACGGCGCTTCCTATTCGGCGACGCGACGGCAGGCTTGGCGTCTCGATGACCGAGTCGCGCCGGGTGGCCGACTGGGTAGCCACAGTCCGTGCGGCGGCAGCGGTGGCGTATGGCGATCGACCGCCCCGATCGGATGCGACCCTTCTGGTTGTGCACTTCTACTTCCCACGTCCGAAGTCGCATTATCGCGGGAACAAGCCGGGGCCGGATCGGTTGCGTCCCAATGCCCCGAAATATATGACGACGAAACCAGACATCGACAAACTTGAGCGGGCGGTCTGCGATGCTCTCAAAGGCGTCGTGGTCCACGATGATTCCATCATAGTTGGCATCATCTCGGGCAAGCTTTACGCCTCATACGACCAGGGGCCTGGCGTTGAGGTCAATGTCATGAGCCTCCCATGACGGCCACCGCTGGTGGGGGGCTAGGTTCTTCCAGCGGCCGGCGCTTCGGCGGGGCAGCCGAATCCCGCGCGGCTTTGAGCAGAGTTTCTTTTAGGCACGGAGGCAGCGCTGAGACCCGAAATCACCCCAGAGCTGATAGCACAGGCCGAACGCCTGCTGGCAGAAGGCCATCCGCAAGACCAGATTGCGAAAGAGCTTGGGATTACCGCCTACGTCGTGGGGCTAATTGCCGAGCAATTGGGCAAATCATCGTCAAAAAAACCGTCTTGTTCGCGTAAACCTCCTCGCCAACGCCCTTGTCAGCCGCGCCCTGCCGGACTCGATGCCGCCACTATCCGCCTGATTCAGCGGATGCTGGCGCTGAACTGGTACCACAACAGCGAGATTGGCCTGGCGGCGCGTGTTAGCCATGACATTGTGGGAGCAGTCAAAGCTGGGCGCCGGAAGGCGGTCAATCAGGCACGCCCCGTATTGTCCGAAGGCGAGAGGTTCATCCCCGAAACGATACGCTGCCCGACTTGCGGATACCGGGTGGAAATTTTGCCATGCCGGATTTGCGCTGCCACCAGAGAAAAAAGCTTGACCAGTCGGCATCAGCGGCGTTGAGTATGCAACATGGGAAGTGCCGAGGGCAGCAAGCAGCATCGACGCTGTGAAATCTGCGGCCATCGTGTCGAGGTCCCGAGCGGCGACGAGCCCTATTGCCAGCATTGCCGGCAGGTAGTCGAGCACCAACGACAGATGGCGGAAGTATCGCTCAGCCGTTACCGCAACTCTGGCAGACCCGGCACTGCTGGGACTTGGGATGAAGGCGTGCGTAACGATTAACCCTTATCCGTAAAGGAGGCGATATGGACCTGATTCGCCCACTGGTGGAAGTGTTGGTGGCGGCTTGGCCGCTGCCGCGAACGTGGCTGGTTGTTGATGACGTTGAACAATGGCTGAACCGCTTGCCGAAACCGATGGCACAGCTAATCGTGGCCATCGCTCGGCGGCTAGAAGCTGGCGAATCGCTACCGATGCGGGCCGACATCGAGCAAGCGGTTCGAGAGGAGCTAGCCGCGGCTGGCCGGGACACCGAGCTTGATCCGACGGTCATCGTGCTGATCGTCGAACTGATCCTGCAAGTGATCCAATGGTGGAGGAACAGAAAGTGAACTCGATTCTGCTGGCTCTTTTCTGTTTCTTTATCCCGAATCCCGGTCTAGAAATCGACGGGCCGGAGACACTGGCCGTCGCCGAGTACGGCGACTACGCAATTCGCGGGCTGAGCCTTGAGCAGGCGAGGAATGCCCACGTTGACGTCTGGCCTGAGGCGGGAACAGCGGTTCGACCGGTGCTTACCTGGAGCGGCGAACCACTGCTGTTGTTTCGGGCTCGCACGCCCGGGCAATATCGCCTTCTGATCGTCGTTCCGGTTTCTGCTGACCGTCTGATCGTCGCAAAGAAGGTGATCCAGGTTGGCACCCCACAACCTAAGCCCAAACCCGACCCAGGTCCGCAGCCCGATCCGCAGCCGAAGCCTTATCGTGAACTGTGGATGCTCGTTGTAGAGGAGCGGCTCGATCGCACACCGCAGACCGCGGCGATTGTCTTGGCGCCGGAACTGCGACGACTGCTGAGTGACCGCGTGCGGCTGCTCGATAAGGACGTGCTCGATCGTGCCGACCAGGTGCCCGGCTGGGCGAAGAAGTGGCTCGAATTGGCCAAAGGCAAGCCGCTGCCCTATCTGTTTCTGTTCACTGAACACGGGGAAGTGCTGTGGGAAGGCCCATTGCCGAAAACGCTGGCCGAAGTGAGAGCCTTGATTGAGCAGCGGCTGCCGAAAGGCGCAACGCCGCCACTATCCATTACACCGTCCACTGCGCCGGCAACGACTATTTGGCGGGGCCTGCCGCAACGCATGTGCACACCCTATGGCTGCGGCCCTTGAAAGGAGAGCAAATGTCTGACCTGATTGTTGCGCAATGGAAGGAATGCCTGGCACGGTATCTTGAGAGGCCAGGCAGCGCTGCGCCGTCGCTTGAGCAGGAATTGACCTACCTTGAGGCGCAGTTGCTGGCCAACCCACCGGCCGGCTGTGGCACCGGGCTGATTCAGGAGTGCCGAGAGCCGCCGCCGCGGTCATTGTCGGTCGAACAAGCAGGCATCAAGGTCGTGCCTATCGACCAGTGGCCGGAGCGGATCGCGGAGTTGAAGGCGGCAAAAGCGTGGCCGAACAGTCACGTGTGGACGGTCTTTAACCAAGGCAACGTCGGTTCCTGTGCTAGCGAAGCAATCTGCGGCGCGATGCAAGCCTTGCGATCCCAAGAGGGCCAGCAGAAGGTCACATTCAATCCCTATGGGCTCTACGGCCGAGTGAATGGCGGCCGCGATGCTGGTTCCTCGCTTCAAGACAACCTAAGCTTCGTCCAGCGTTACGGGTGCTTTCCCGAGTCTATTTGGCCGCGGTCCAAAGGCTGGCAGGTTCAGCCAAGTGCAGAGGCTTATGAGGCGGCCAAGGCCTACCGCTTGCAAGAGGTTGTGCAGGTCCGCAGCCGGGAAGAGTTCGGGTCCGCCCTGCTAGCCGGGCTGCCGGTGTACTTCGGGTACCCGGGCCATGCAATCTTCGCGGTGGAACTGATTGACCAGAACCGGTTTTGGTACGTCAACTCCTGGGGAACCAATTGGGGCCAGCAAGGCCGCGGCACGCTATCATTTTCCCAGATCGCGTGGTACTACGGCGCTTATGCGATCCTGACGCCGCGCTGGGGCGACGTGAGCTAACTGAGGGAGAAGCTTCATGGAGGAAGTCCTGCAACTGTGGAGTCCGGCCATCCAGGGCGGCTTCGCCGTGTTCGCCCTGGCGTTGCTTGGCGTCAACGTCTGGCTCGTCAAACAGCTTCTGCGGGTGCTGGCCGACACCAATCGGGTAATCGCGGGCAACACCAGGGCGATCGAGTCTGTAGCCGGTGTTTCCCACGACAGCAAGCAGTTGATTGCGCAGCTCCGCGACGAATTGCTGCGACGGCCCTGTTTGATGGAGCCAAGCGGCAAAAGTCATGAAGGTAGGGCAACCGGGACGCCCGGGCATTAACGCAGCCAATGTTAAATGAAGATTGCCCAAGCCTGTACAACGCACTCTCTTGCCTGAGCCTGGACGCAACCGCAGCCTTTCTCACAAAAAGCGGCCTGCGGCCCACAACCGTCGAAAGGTTGCAGGAAGACATCCTGGACGGCGCGCCAGTCAATCCCGACGGCACCATCAATCTGTTGCACTATGTGGCCTGGCTGGTGCGCGAGACGTCGCGGCCGGGCGGATAAGAGTCTTCAAGAAACAAAGCTGGACCTGGAAGCGGACTCGCACTCCGCCCACGCCCCTGACCGTAGAACTGCCGCGAGCAGTCCCACGGCTATTGGGCTTTGATCGGCGCCACAGTTTCGGCAGCTTGAGCAAACCCAAGCGATGGCGACGGACCGGCGACGATTACGGCCCGTGGAGCTGGTGCGGATGCTGAAGTCCACCCCGCTGGGCGAAGTGGCCAGCGAACGCATCGTCCGGCGGCACTGCACACGGGCTGGCTATCGCATCGGAGACAACAGAACGATCGACCTGCCGCGCTACGCAGCATGGCTGGTCGCTGTGCGCCGACAAATGATCGCCCGCAGGCGGGAACCCGATAGCGGATACGAGGCCATCAAGCAGCGCGCCCGGGCGCGGAACATCGCCCTGTCCCTGGAAGGACGAGACATCGGCGAGCTGCCGGCGGTGGTCAACCCGGAGCGAAAGGAGCGTGCCGAACGGGATTTTCGTTTCTTCTGCGAACAGTACTTTCCGCTGACGTTTACCTTACCATGGTCGGCTGACCACCTGAAGGTGATTAGCAAGATCGAGCAAGCGGTGCTCGAAGGCGGGCTGTTTGCGGTGGCCATGCCTCGAGGCAGCGGCAAGACGTCGCTTTGCGAGGCGGCCTGCATTTGGGCCATGCTCTACGGGCATCGAGAATTTGTCTGTCTGATAGGCTCGGACGAGGCCCACGCGGTGGACATGCTACAGTCGATCAAAGAGGAATTCGATGGCAACGAGCTGCTACTGGAGGATTTTCCCGAAGCCGTTTATCCCATCTACTGCCTGGACGGCATCGCCAACCGGTGTAGCGGACAGCTTTATAAGGGACAGCGGACGCACATCGGCTGGACCGCCAAAGAGATCGTCCTGCCGACCATTCCAGGCAGCAAGGCCAGCGGAGCAATCATCCGCGTGGCCGGGATTACTGGACGGATCCGCGGCATGAAGTTCAAGCGGCCCGATGGCAAGGCAGTCCGTCCCAGCCTGGTGGTGATCGACGATCCGCAAACCGATGAATCGGCCCGCAGCGTTTCCCAATGTGCGGCCCGCGAGAGCATCCTGGCTGGGGCTGTGTTAGGTTTAGCCGGGCCGGGCAAGAAGATCAGCGGCATCATGCCTTGCACGGTCATCCGGCCTGGCGACATGGCCGACAACATCCTCAATCGCGAAAAGCATCCGGAGTGGAACGGTGAGCGATGCAAGATGGTCTATGCCTTCCCGAAAAACGAGAAGCTCTGGCTGCGCTACGCCGAAATCCGGGCCGACAGTCTGCGGCGGGGCGTGGGCACACAGCCCGCAACTGAGTTCTATCGGGCCAATCGCGAAGCGATGGACGAAGGGGCGGTAGTCGCCTGGCCCGAGCGATACAACCCCGACGAGCTGTCGGCCGTCCAGCACGCCATGAATCTGCGGCTGGAGCGGGGCGAAGCGGCCTTCTGTGCCGAGTTCCAGAACGAGCCTTTGCCGGAATTGCCCACCGAGACCGAATTGACGGCCGAGCAGATCGCCGGCAAGCTCAACCGCCTGCCACGTGGAGTTGTGCCGCTGGAGGCCACCCGGCTGACCGCCTTTATCGATGTGCAGCAGACGCTGCTGTTTTTCGTTGTGACCGCCTGGCGTGAAGATTTTACTGGCTGGGTGATCGACTACGGTACGTTTCCCGACCAGCGGGAACGATATTTCGCCGCTCGCAACGTCAAACGAACCTTGCGGATGGTCACACGAGCAGGCAGCCTGGAAGGCTCGATCTACGCCGGGCTGGAACGCCTGACCCAGGAGTGTCTGGGCCGGGAGTGGCGACGGGAGGATGGGGCCACGCTGCGGATCGAGCGGTGCCTGGTCGATGCCAACTGGGGCCAATCCACGGATGTAATCTATCAGTTCTGCCGGCAGTCGGCCCACGCCGCGGTGCTGCTGCCCAGCCACGGGCGTTTTATTGGGGCCTCGAGCCGACCGCTCAACGAGTATCAACGGAAACCGGGCGACCGCGAAGGGCTGCACTGGCGCATCCCGAACGTCCAAGGCCGCCGGGCGGTGCGCTATTGCGTCTATGACACGAACTTCTGGAAGTCGTTTGTCTACGACCGATTGGCTGCCGTGATCGGCGATCGTGGCTCATTGTCGCTGTTCGGCGACAACCCCGACATGCACCGGCTGTTTGCTGAGCACCTGACCGCCGAGTATCGCGTGCGAACCCGCGGCCGCGATCGCGAGGTAGACGAATGGCGGCAGCGCCCGGATCGCAGCGACAACCACTGGTTTGACTGTCTGGTTGGCTGTGCGGTGGCGGCATCCGTTGCCGGGGTCACGCCGCCGAACATGCAGCCGACAGCGGTTGTGCGGCCAAGACTAAAACTTTCGCAGTTGCAACAGGCCCGCAGATGAAGCCGGAAGAGAAGCAGATAGGACTGGTCTGCCGCTATTGCGGCTGCCGCCACTTCTATGTCGTGTACACACGGCAGCGGCCCGGCAAGGTGATGCGCCGCCGCCAGTGTCGCAATTGCGGTGCGCGTTTCACGACCTGGGAGAAGGATGTCGGCGGTGCCAAGCCGGCCGGCGGCGAGGCAGCAGCAGGCGATGTCTACGGGTAGATATTAGCTTGGCACATTGTGCACGTATTCGATTGTTTGGCACGCAGGTTTTCTTTATCGTCCGGATAGAGGCAAGGGGCGACGCCGACGGCTGATCACCGGCGGCGAAACCAGGCCATCAACAAGGCAGCACGGTGCCGTGCCACCGTGCTGCCTTTTTTTGTTGGCCTCGCCCGGCCACAGCGGGTAAGGCCAGTGCCTTGCTGGGCGTCATAGGCCCGGTTGGCCAGGTGCGACTCCTGGACCCGCCACTGGAGAGCCAGCCCATGCCCGAGCCGAACACGGAAGAACTGCTGCTTGAGGTAGCTCAGCGCCCCTCTCACATCAGCGGCGACGCCGGCAGCGTTACCCAGCAACCGATTGCCCAGATGATCGAGCTTGATCGGTATCTGGAGAGCAAGCGGGCCGCCAAGTCGAAAGGGCTGGGCGTGGCAGTGAAGAAACTGGTGCCGCCGGGGACGGACTGATGATCGCATGGCTTCGGAAAGCATTGAAGGCCACCAGGCCGCAGCGGTTGCTGCGGCAACTGCACGTGCCGCTGCGCGTGCGGGGCCGCTATGATGCCGCCGCGACCACCGCCGAAAACCGCCGCCATTGGGCCAATGCCGACCTGCTGTCGGCCAACGCCGCCAACAGCCCGGAGGTGCGAAAAATTCTCCGCGCCCGGGCCCGCTATGAAGTCGCCAACAACAGTTACGCCTTCGGCATCGTGAACACCCTGGCTAATGACTGCGTTGGCACAGGCCCACGCTTGCAATTGCTTACCGGCGACTCCCAGGCCAACCAGCGGATCGAAGGCTTGTTCGCGCAATGGGCCAGACGTATCCGGCTGGCCGAGAAACTTCGCACAATGCGGATTGCCCGGGCGCAGGACGGCGAGGCCTTCGCCCTGCTGGTGACCAACCCGGCTCTGCCTACGCCGGTCAAGCTCGATCTGCGGCTGATCGAAGCCGATCAGGTTACTACACCCGATCTGAACTGGCAAACGGTGACCAGGGATTCGCCTTACGGGCTGGTCGACGGGATCGTCTTCGACCAACTGGGCAATCCGATCGAATATCACATCCTGCGCATCCATCCAGGCGAAACGACCCAGCAGTGGATGCATGAGTACGATCGGGTGCCCGCCGATCAGGTGATTCACTGGTTCCGTCCGTTTCGGCCAGGCCAGGTGCGCGGCATTCCGGAAATCACCCCGGCTCTGCCGCTGTTTGCCCAGCTTCGCCGCTACACGTTGGCGGTGATTGCCGCGGCCGAGACTGCCGCCGATTTTGCCGCTGTGATCTACACCGATGCACCGCCGGCCGGCGAGACGGCTGATGTCGAGCCAATGGACCTGGTGCAGCTCGAACGTCGCATGGCCACCGTACTGCCGGGCGGCTGGAAGCTCGGCCAGATTCAAGCCCAGCAGCCCAGCACCACATACGCCGAGTTCAAAAAGGAAATCCTCAACGAGATCGCCCGTTGCCTGAATGTCCCCTTCAACGTGGCCGCTGGGAATTCTTCGGGATACAACTACGCCTCCGGTCGGCTCGATCACCAAACCTACTACAAGAGCCTGCGGGTCGATCAAGCGGACTTGGAAAACGTGGTGCTGGAACGGGTGCTGACGGCCTGGCTCGATGAGGCGGTACTGGTGCCGGGGCTGCTGCCTGAGGGGCTGGGGCCGTTTCAGGTCTGGCCGCATCAGTGGTTCTGGCCTGGGCAAGAACATGTCGACCCGCTGAAAGAAGCCACCGCCCAAGCCACTCGTTTGGCCGCACATACGACCACGTTAGCCTACGAGTACGCCCGACAGGGACGTGATTGGGAGGAAGCACTCCGCCAGCGGGCACGCGAGCTGGCCCTGATGCGCGAGCTGGGCCTGGATGATGGCCAGGTACTGCTGCCCGATGAGCGGGAATATCCGGAAGAGGAGGAAGTCTGATGCCGCTGCCTGAGCGACGCAAAGGTGAAAGCACGGAAGATTTCGTGGCCCGCTGCATGAGCGACGAGACGATGAAGCGGGAGTTTCCCGACCAGCAGCAACGCCTGGCCGTCTGTCACCGGCAGGCTAAGGCCGGCGCTGTGGTGCATTTCACGACTGCCGCTGGCGATCTGCGGATCGAGGCCGCAGAGAGCAATCAGACTGCCGAGGGCCAGCGGTTGCCGCGCTTCAAGATGGTCGCGTACACGGGCCGGCCGATGCAACTGGCCTTCTGGCGATGGCCGGTCATCGTTGACTTGGCCGGTTTGAAAATCCCTTCGCAGACACGGCCGGTGCGCTTTGTTCACGATCCACTGATCGGTATCGGACATACCGACTCGATCAGGATCGAGGACGGCAAGCTGGTGGCTACCGGCGTGATTTCCCGCGACACGCCGGCGGCCAAGGAGGTGCTGGCCTCGGCCAAAAACGGCTTTCCCTGGCAGGCCTCGATCGGGGCCAGCGTGGAAGAGTACGAGTTCGTCAACGAGAAGCAGAAAGTGATCGTCAACGGCCACGAGTATCACGGGCCGCTGAACGTGGTCCGCAAAGCCGTACTGGGTGAAATCAGTTTCGTCGATCTGGGGGCCGACCCGGACACCACTGTCTCGGTCGCCGCCGCATCAAAGGAGTTCAA